ACCGATCTGGGCGTCTTTCTCTTCCATGTCATCGAACAGCTCGTGCTGGGCCTTGATGTCACCCTGTTCAGCCGCTTCGAGGATCTCGTACAACTTGGCGGGGGTCAGCCCCTTGCTGGGATGGTCAGCAAATTCGCGCTTTAATTGGCCAATGGCACCACGCCCAGCACCGTCATCATCGGTTTGCTGTTCGTCCAGGGCTTGGGTGTCGGCGCGGAACAGGCGGCGCACCAGAGTGCGGACATTTACCATGCACCACCTCCAAAGTCAGTTGAGTAGTCGTCGTCATCGTCGATGCGGGCAGTGCCGCCACGGGGTACAGGAATAAAGTCGATCACGGTGGTATCGGAAAGGCTGGCGGCATGTGCCAAACAGAGCGCGATAGCGGCATCGCCATGGCGGTCCTTGCTGTTGCCGGTTTTGGTATCAGGTAATTTGGGAACGCCCTTGATCACCTGCAGGGCACCCAGATCTGAGGCCACATCCTTGTCTCGGGGGATAGCGATACCGTCATCTTCAAACGCCGCTTTGAAGCGGGGCATATTCTCCAGATACCAGCTCTGGGAAAGCATCACCGCTTCGATCCGGCCTGCGCCATACCTGTCCACCGCCTGCTCGGCCAGATATTGGCCATTGCCTCGGGCATCCAGCTTGCCGGCACTGAGACGCGGTAAGCGATCCACCACGTAGAAGAGCACCTGCTCCTGCTGCTTGAACGGTACATTGCGCAGTTCGACCAAGAAGGGAACGACTCGCCTGAGCTGCTGGGTGATAGCCATCGGTGTGATAACGGTGAGGTCGGCGGTACGCCCAAAGTCTTCACCGAAGCAGTGCTCCAGGGTCGGGTCCAACAGCTCCAGCAACGGCAGCAACTCACGATGGCACCAGTCGTTCATCTCGGCTGCACGCAGATGCTCCGGCCAGGCGTTGAAAGCAGCACTGCCTTCAAATCGGATGACAGGGACATCCACCATACGTGCCTCAATCAACGCTCGGGACAGGTACGCCCCGCCGCCCTGCTTGGGTACGCAGTAGTACTCCTCCAGCGCGTCCTCTTCGGTGGCGGTGTCTTTCAGCAGGCCCGCTTTCCACTCGTCCTCAGCGGCTTGCGTCCACTCCTTGCGGGTTATTTGGCATATGCGGCGGTACAGGCCTTCGGCACAGGCATCATCCAGCGTTATGGTGTGGACGCTATAACGCTTGCGGCCCGCAAGGCTGTCCTGAATTAGCTGGTTAAACAGGTTGTCGATGCCGTTATGGGTGCTGATCAGGCGCACCTTGGCGCCCCACATGGTAAGGGCCAGTGCGGCCTTGAGCACTTCGGCCAAGCGGTCTTGGAAGGCGGCTTCGTCGATGGTGACGTTGCCCTGCATACCACGCAGGTTGCTGGGGTTGGAGCTGAGTGCCTGCACCTTGAAGCCGGAAGCGAAATAGACAACAAAAGTTAATATGTCCTTGTCGTCATCCTCCAGCACTTCTTCCTGGATCTCGCCTGCGGCACGGTCGAAAGCCTTGGCCCACATAGCCACGGCTTCGATGAACTCCCGCGCCATCTCCTTGTTGCTGCCCACATAGAAGTGGTTGGTGCCGCCATCCCTTTTAGTGGTACTGGCACAGAGGCAAGCATCGGCCGCTTCCGCCCAAGTAAGCCCTGTTCGACGGCTTTTTTGACCGATTTTGAGCGGGGAGTCGTCGGCGATCCAGCGCTTTTGGTAGCCCAGCAGCACTTCATCGGCGCTGAACTGCTGGATGTCAGCAAGGCCTGCGGCTACGGCTTCAGCGATGGCGGATTGTTGGAGGTTCATACCAGCCCCTCAGCATCAACCGTTACACTGAAGTGTCCATCCCACTCATGGCGCTTGGTCTCTTCGTACCGCTCTTTCAGCTCCCGCGTAAAAGCATCCATCATCACATCAAATGTCGGGTAGTAGGTTTTGCCATCATCTGTTGTAACGATGAGACCATTATTGATTTTCTCGACCTGGTAGGTAGCCATCACGCCCCTCTCATTTCCCAAGCGCACCATACGGCATTAAACAAGGCCGCAACCGCGAACGGGTAATGGCCTGCAAAGGTACTGGTCAACACACACCACATCAGACCTGCGCCAACAGCGTGATAAAAGTAAGTCATCACGCAATCCCCAGTATCTGTGCCTTGATCTGCGCCACGCTGTCGGCGGTCAGGCCCTGCTGTTTGGCGGCTTCGTCCACGGCGGTGGCGGCCTCTTCGGCCATCTGGCGACGGATCTCGCGTTCGCGTTTCTCGTTGGTGCTGGCTGCCTCTTCCAGGTGCTTGATCGCCAGGGACAGCTCCTTCAGCAGCTTCGGGTGCGGCGGTTCGGCGTCTTCCGACATCTGCAGAGCGGTTTCAAATGCCATGGTGCGGGTGAATTCGTTGAGCAGCTTGCCCACCTGCCCCTGGGGCTGGTTGCCCAGTTTGCCGATCCACATATCAGCGATCTGGCGCGACTGGCGCATCTTCTCGCCGATGGCGTCCATGCGCTGGCTATAGCGGTTGACTGCGCTTTTGCTCAGGCGGATCTCGTGCGCTTCCGCTTCCAGCAAGGCGTTGACCTTCTGGGTGGCTTCCAGCTGGTTAACGGTCGGATCACGCAGCAGCTCATGCAGGGCGTCGCGGATCTCGGCGGGTAGCAGGTCTATTGAGGATTTACGCGCCATCTTCTTTCTCCATCGATTGCATGTACTCCTCACGAATACGCTGAACAGCCTTCTGGAATTCGCGGTCTGCTTGGGCGCTTTCGGGGTCTTTCTTCCGCATGTATTTCTGAAAGCCCTTCATCCCCTCAATGTTTGCCTCTATGTCGCCGTATACAAACCAGCGGGCAAACGCAGCGATCACTTTCTTCTGGGCGGCCGTTAAGGGTTTAAGTGCCATATCAAGCCCCCGGCCCCGGTCGTTTCACGCCGGGTACTTGGGCACGGCCGTTGGCCACATCCAGCCCGCGTTGGGTCAGGGTTACCACCAGCACGGAGTTCATTTCCTCCACTTTCACCAGATCCTGTTCGGCCAGCCAGACAAGGTCGGTATGCAGGCGGTCACGGCTGACGTTGTGTCCGTAGAGTTCAATGCCGCGCTGCAGGATGGAGGAGTTGGCGCGGTAGTCGGAGTCCTCGGCCAGCAGGCGCAGGATCACCAGGCGGCGGTCTTCCTGTTCAAATTGTGCGAATGCCATCTCAGGCCCCCTTGTTGTTCATCAGGTAATCGTGAACCCGGTCCACGGTGTTGGTAACGCGGTCGAGCTTGCTGTCCAGCCCGGCGAACTGGCTGCGCAGCTGGGCAATATCGTCGTGGGTCGGGCTGTGGCGCAGGTGTTCTTCTGCGGTGATCAAACGGCGTTCCAGCATCTCCTGACGGTCGGCCATCTGCTTGATCAGGTTGCGGTTGTCGCTGCGGCCGCGGTCGATCCAGACGAAGATCATCACGCCGATGGTGAAGATCCACTGGATCACGTCGAGCCAGAACTTCATTGCGTCGTAATCAGCCATGCCGCCCCCTGCGCTCGTGGATCTGCTGGCAACTGATACAGCGGGCGGCGTTAGGCTTGGCCTTCAGACGCGCAGGCTGTACCGGCTCGTCGCAGTCGATGCAGATCACCACCCCCGCCACCACCTGTTGCTCTGGCTCGGGGCGCAGGCCCGCCCGGTAGCGGGCTTCGGCCTCCTGCTGGTTTTGCAGCTCACGCGCCTGGGCGCGGTCGTAGATATCAGTCATGTCGCGTTCCTTGTGTCGCCTGCAGGTAATCAATCAGGCTGCTGAGCTGAGCTTCTATGGCCTGACAGCGGGCGCCGTATCCGGTGATGTGGTGGAGGATGTCGGGCTGTCGGATCGGGCTGAGCCCAAGGGGGTCAGCAGTGCCGGTGGTGCCGGCTTTTCCATCAGTTCCGGTGGCAGGATCAGATCGGGGCACTTGCACGGTTGGGGTGATGGCGGCGTTGTACAGCCCGACAAAGCCATGAGTGAAACGGCAATCAGGCAGAGGCTGCGCAGGCGCTTGGGGCTGTTCACGGTAGTGTGAGGTAACACGGTCGATCTCCTGCTCAAGTTCAGAGGCACGCTGGGTAATGCTGGCCTTCTCGGCACGCAGGCTGCGCACAGCGTCATCAGCTTCCGCCAGCTGGCGTTCGTACTCGGTGCGCAGCTGCTGTTCCTGATCGGCAAGCAGTTCGGCGGCGGCTTGGGTGCAGATCGCCTCTTCCCATGCCTGGCCGCGCTGCCAGCCAGACCAGTAACCAACACCCGCTGAAACCACGGCTGCCGTCAGGTACCAGGCAGCCGCTGTAGGCAAGTTAAAGTTCACGGCACACTTCCTCTCCCCAGCCAGCAGCGGCGTAACGCGGGGCCAGCTCCAGCAGGATGCGTTGGGGGTAGTGGCGGTTCTCGCGGAAGTTGGCTGCGGAACGGCCGGCATTGAAGCGCTCGGTATGCCCCCACCAGAGCCAACGGCTGTGGCCGTTCTCTGCCGCCAGTGTCTTGTCGCGCAGCACCCAGCCCAACCCGCCGTTATAGGCGGCCAGTGTCATGGCCCAGCGGTCGCAGTCGGTGTGGGCGCTCAGGCGGCTGTGCAGCCAGTGGTCATAACGCGCCAGTGCGCGAAAGGCCCAACGCGGGTTAAACGGCTGTGGGTTGCTGAGGCTGCGGTCGATATCCGGCATCCACTCGGCGGTGGCAGGCATGAACTGCGCCAGTCCTTGCGCCCCCACCGGGCTGATGGCGCGGGGGTTCCAGTAGCTTTCCTGATGTACCTGTGCGGCCATCACCGCCAGTGGTGCATCCAGCCCCCACACCTGACGCGCCTGCCGGGTGAGTTCCTGGCGGTATTGGCTGGCGGCATGAGGCAGTGGTGTGGCGTGCACCGCTGCAGCCCAAAGCCCCACCATCATCAGCGACAAGCGCAGGATCAGGACGCGTCCCATCTCAGGCTCCCAGCGAGATCGCAATGATGACGGCGGCCATGATAATGGCGCGGCGGATAGTGGCGACTGAGGCATTAGCGGAACAGTCATCGGCTGTGACTCGATCGCCTTGATGCCGAGCCAGATCTGACTGCTGCAGCAACTCATGCGGGCGCAGGTAGTGGTATACCGTTCGATCAATCCAGTACCCCAGCACGGCGGCCAGTGTGACCAGCGACAGCTTGTAGAGGGTGACACTCACCAGGTGCGGTGCCAGCAAGGCGATCGCAGCTGTGAGGATCAGGGTGATGACGGCAAATGAGGTAAGGCGTGGTGCGCGAAGTGTGGACATAAAAAATCCCCGGATTCTGTGGCTTGGGTGTTGTGCCTACAGAATGCCGGGGATGGGTTGGGGGCTGGGATTAAACTGTTTTATACAATTGCGCGGGTTATTTGTCTCCATCCACAATTTTCCGGTTCGCTTCATCCTGCATAGATTGACTGATTATTGCGCCGCCCCCTGCGAGAATGCCGAAAATCGCTCCAATCCAGAGCCAAGTAGGTGCGCCTTTGTAAGCCAGATATGCCAGCAAAATGGCACCAAAAACAAAAGTAAATTTCAGTGCGCCATTGATAACCATCTGTGACTGAGGAATATTTTCCGGGCTGTTTTTCTGCACACTCTCATCTGTAGCAGACTTGGCAGCTTGGACTTTATTCACAAGCAGTGCCCCGCATCCAGAACATCGAGTTGCCATCGGGGAGTTAGCAGCCCCACATTCGGCGCATAGTTTTTTACTCATCGCTTACACCTCATTGTGATCGATTAAGGTCCATTGACTCTTGATCCTAGCAAAACAAGCTCGGTTGTACCCGTGCACGTTCAATCTCCCCCTGCCGCTTCACGATTTCGTAAATACGTTGCACTGTCAGTCCGTAGCGTTTGCCCAGTTCATCATGGTTGCGACCGTTAAACTCACGGTAGATCTGACGGTCTCTAACGGCTTGCTTCAACCGATCACCTTTGGGCATGTAGTACATACGACCGCCACCATAGTTGGCCTGTGCCAGCAGCAGCGACAGGGCTATCCGGTGAGCGTCTTCGTCAGTAATGCCCAGCCGCTTCAGCTCGCTGTCGTAGATATCACACAGCGCAGCCAGATCCTTGGGCCACTTCTCGCGCACCTCAGCCGGTACGCTTTCGAGGTGGTCCAGCAGTTCTTCGCTGTAGCTGTCATCGCCCAGCAGATCTTGCTGTTGTTCAGTCGCCACGGTTCAGCTCCTCACGGTTGGTGCAGTAGTCTGCGTGGTTCTCGATCTGTAGCCGCTCTTCAAATTCGGGCCACCACATGATGCGGTGCTCCGCCAACAGCTGGCGGACCAGATCAGCTACATTGCGGCCTTCCTGCAGGGATCGAATCAGCGCAAAGTCTTCAGCCCGCCACTCGCGCTGGATGCGCTTGTTCCATTGCTTGAGATCTTCCAGCACCTGGCCGGCCAGTTTGTGATCACGCTCCAGCCATTCCAGAGAGTCGACGCCGATGCCGCCATTACGGCGGGAGCTGGCTCGCTTGGCCCAGTGGGTCAGAGCCAGCTCGGAGCCATCGCGCACGATGCCGGCCTTGTGCATTTCGATCCAGATGGCGCGCATGACGTCGATAATCTGGCCCTGTGATTTGGGGCTGTAGTAGCTGTTTCGAGTAGAGGACTGCGCCCCTTCAGGCTTACCACTTGCCGCATCATCTTTACCAAAACGAGCAGAATGTTTACCAATCTGACAAGAATGTTTACCACGGCGCTTGAAGCCCGCCTTTTCCAGTGCATGGATAACCTGGTAAAGCTCACCGATCGCCATATCTGAACAGCTGCGCTTGCCGGTCACATCGACCAGCATCTGGCGGTAGAGATCATCGTCCAGACCCAGCTGCTTTTTGGCGATGTGGATCTGGGCCAGAGCGGCTTTGCGGTTATCGTGCTTTTTCATGGTGTCTCCGGTTTATGGCTGCTCATCAGTACCCAGCCACCACGCTGGGTAGACCTGCCCGTGTGAACGGACAGGTTTCGCTTACTGCTTAGGGTTCAGGCTGTCTTTCAGTACCTTGGATGCTGAGAATCGCAGGCCCTTGTGGGCAGCAATTGTCATAGGCTCCCCCGTTGCGGGGTTGCGGCCTTCACGGGCCTTGCGATCGCTCACACTGAACTTGCCCACGCCGTGGAAGATGAATTCGCCATTCTCGGCCAAGCTCTTGCGGCACACCTGTGCAAAGGCATCCAGAAAGGCGTTTACATCGGCTTTGCTGACAGCTCGGTCGTATTCGATTTTCATAGCCTGGGTCATGGCGTCTACCTGGTCAGATTTGCGCATTAGGTTTCTCCTTGTTGGCTGCTCATCAGTACCGGGCAACCACGCCCGGTAGACCTGCTGAAGCCGATAGGCCCAGCAGGTTTCGCTTATGCTGTTTCAGCTACGTAGCCGATACTGACCAGCTCTATCTCCTTGTTTTTCTGCAGGACTCGGCGCATGGATGCAGACGTCTTGAAGTAGGGCATCCAGAAATGCAGCTTTTTGTCCATGTCTGGAAAGGTCTTCTTCACCAAGCGCTTACCCAAGTTTTTGATGATGCGTGCCTGCTCGCTGGGCTTGTACACAGACCTGGTGCTCTGACGCCACACACGCTTAACAAACGGCTCAAAATGATCGCTGCCTTCCCAGCCCCAACCAGGATTGATCGTGCCATCGATATACACCAAGATGGCGAGCTGGTTCTCAGTAATTAAGCGCTTTTCCAGGCTGAGCTGTCGGCCTTCAAGTTTCAGCACTACCCGCCCCATGGAGCCCTTCATCTCCTGTTCGATTGCGCTCCACTGTTCTTTTGTAATTGCCATATCACACCTCGTCTGGTCGTGAGTGAATCAGGCCCATCATCCAGCGGATGGCGTCGCAAACACCTTCTTCGTAGGTACCGCTTTCGTGGTCGGTGGTGCCGCCGTCCACATGCTCTTCACTCCAGGCAAGCAGTTCATGGACTTCGCTTTCAGTCACTGGCAGTTGAATGTTCATGGGTTCAGTGCCTCCCGCACGTTGTTGTGTTGACGAAACCGGATGCCGTTGCTGCCATCCTTACGCGGTGCCATGTCGAACAGGCCGAAGCCTTGCAGCTCGACAGCACGCCCCTGGCGTATTTCAACCAGGATGCTGCTGCCCATGGCTTGAATGGCCGAGTTGGCCTGTTGCTCTGTCAGTTGGGCCAAGAACGACACCTGCCGGGCTAACTGTTCAGTCGTGGTCATTTTCATGGCGGCACCTCAGAGCTTGGCCAGATCCAGTGGGATAGCGCGCCACTGGTCAGACTGACCCACACGCTCATACAGGCGGATGTAGGTCTGGCTGCCGGTAATCTGGATGCTGTCGGCAATGGCGGTCATGGCCTGATTCCATTGCTCATCGTCGATCGACAGGCGGCGCAGACCCAGCACACGGCCGGTGCTGATGTTGCCTTCCTTGTCGACCTGAAAGGCATGTTCCACCAGCGCACGGATTTCAGCGGCACTGCCCTGGGCCCAACGGTGAATGCACTGATCGATCAGGGCCTTGGCGGCCTGCAGGCGCTCGTCAAAGCTGATGCTTTCTTGAATGGCACGCTGCAGCTTGTAGCGGCCATCAAAGCTGACCAGAGTAACGTTGCCCTTCTTGCCCCCGATCTGGACGCCATACTTCTCGGCAGACAGGTCGATAAAGGCTTCCACATCGCCCAGGGTGTTCATCTTGAAGTCACGCATGGCCTGCTGCAGTTCCTGCGCTTTGCGGGCGATTTCATTCACCAGTTCATGGCGCACCATATCGATATCGCTGATGGTCTCAACTGGCACCCAACGGCCCTTACTATCCTTCATGCAACCCTCGGGAATGTGTTGCTGTACGGCATGGTTCATGCGGCATCTCCTGTCTGTTCCAATTCGTGTTCCGGTACCGGCCAGCCAACCAGCTCGCGCCAGTCGCCGGTATGGTTCTCAACAACGCGGGTTAATATGGCGCGGGTGGTGCGGCCGTTGTCGTAGCGTTCCAGGTTGCGGTTGAGGTACTCCTCGTTCACGATCAGGGCCCGGCGCGGGTCGGTGGTGTCCGGCTCGCTGCCTACGCCCCAAAACACCAGCTGCTGTTGCATGCGGGTCTGGGCCAGATTGATGATGTGGTAACTCACGTGCGTTCCTCCCATGTCACCAGGCAGCCGGATACGTCTGCCACGCGTTCGGTATAGCGGCGGCCATCGTTGACCAGCCGGCGGCGGTAGCCCGGATGCAGCTGGTTGCAGCCTGCTCCGGGGATAATCTGGATGCGGGGGCGTTCGCCGATCCCGCTGATGTTCAAAACGGTCAGGCCCAGTGCCTGCAGGGTGCGCATGGCAAGGCTGGCTTTGGCCATGTGCTCGCTAACGGTTTGGTTTTGCAGGTTCTTATCCATGACGGGACTTCCCACATTCAGGGTTACGGGGGCAGCTGCGGCAGGCGCGAAACAGACGAATCCGCATCTGATTGCTGCCGACAAAAGGTTTGTTGCGCTCTGTTTGGCACTGATCGCCGGTAATGGCACCCAACACCGGACACTCAACCAGCGAGGACCAGGCCATAATGGCCTGCGCCATTTTGTCGGTGCTGGCCGGGTACTTGTTGGCCAACAAGGTGCTGACGCTCGCCCGGTTAATCCCCAGGCGACGCGCTGCAGCAGCATTACTGCCTGATTCTTTCACCAGGTTGGCCAGCACTCGGATAAACTCGGGCGGGTTATCGCCCCAGGCGCTGATATCGACGGTATTCACAGCATTTCCTCCGGTTCATCAGCGTGCATGACTTTGTTCCAGTTGGGGTCGTACACCACCCCCACCCGTTGGATCTGGGGTGGGCGTGGGCCGCTGTTCATGTGGGGAATGAGTTGAATAACTTCCAACTTGCCCCGGTGGCGGTTACAGGGCTGTACCACTTGCAGGTAACCAGCTCGCTTCAGTGCTTTAACGTAACGGCGGGCGGTAGTCTCTTTGACTTCAAAGCCAGAGCTGGATGCGTGCATAGCCAGCTGTCGAGCATCCATCGCTCCTAACATGCGCAGGCAGCGCCACATGGACTCTTGCCCCATACCTTGGGTGACAGGTTGCCCATCGCGGGTCAGCCTTGGCGCCTCTATGCCGGTGTCACGGACCAGCTGATAATCAGCAAATTCGAACTTCTCGGCGGTCAACTTGACCACATAGCCGCCTTTCTCAAGGCACTGGAGGTAAGTCTTCACGGTTTCATCCTCCGCTTCGGCTCGTCGCGCAATGGTGTAGATCTGGAACCGCTCACGGTGCAGCCGGATCTGTTCCCAAACTCGTTGACGGGCAGGTTTGCCGCCTACGAGCTCCATTTGCACAGGCTTTCGGTGTGTTTTCTGCTGCGCTGCTGTCATGCGAGCCTCCGCTTCGGCGCTTCACCGGTATACAGCTCACGACGTCCCCAGGAGTGTCGATCGAAGTAGTCGACTCCGGCCTGACCTGCCGTGTCATGGATCAATTCCAAATTGACGGCTACTCGGCGAACACTTCCGCCCGAGATCTCCACCAGGTGCTGCAACAGGTCATCCGCCAGTTCCATTTCAGGGGCGTACAAGGGGGATAGTTTGCGCGCATCCTCCAGCGTGACCGGTTGCGCCGGTACCCAGCTCAATATGCGACCGTGGAAGCGCTCCCACTTTTTCAGTTTGTTGGGCAGCTGTTCCTCGCCAATCAGCAGGATCGCGGCCTGGCTGGTCTCGTAGAGGTCACGGATCAACTCGACCAGGTTCTTTTCCACCAGGTGGTCCATCTCATCGACGATCAGGGGGCGACCGCTAACGGCCAGCTCAGCCGCTGCTTGGTCCAGCATCTCCGGGATGGTCTTCGCCGGCTGCATCCCCATTTCATGCAGGATGGCCGTCAGCGTGTGCTTCTTGGTCCACACACTCTTGGCCTGGACGTAGTAGGCCCGGCGGCGGCAGGCCACATGGGTAGCAGCCACCGACTTGCCAAAGCCGCTGGGGCCAAACATGCAGACCATGCCAGGCAGGCTACCGGTGCGATCCAGTGCCCGCTCCAGGGCGATATCACACAAACCAAGGTTTGCGGTGTCGGCAACGCCGTTGACGGGTTGGGTGTTGTCATTCATCATTTCTCAGTCACTCCTCGTGATATCGGGGGTCAGCGGATTGCAGCCGCTGGTCCCCACTCCTCAAGTTCTTCTTCTCGACGTTTAAATGAGCGGTATTCAGCCGTTTTGGCGTAGGTTTTGAACCAGCGCTGATCACCTGCGGGGATCTCCCGTTTACCCTGTGCATAAGCAGAGTGAAGGGCATATCGCTCTGTTGGGCTCATGGCTTCAAATCGGCTCAAGGGCTCAGCACTGACAAGCTCTGGCTGGGCACGCTTCTTCAGCTGATGCTGGATCAGCTCTCCGTTTATGCTGCCCAAAGCGCCCAGGCTGATGCTCTCGTCATGCTCCAGCAGCGGACGGCCACGGCGCTCCTCTTCGATCTCCTGTCGTTTGCTCTCGATACGTTGCAGTCGGCCTTCGTAGCGTTTCTCTCGGGCCTGCTCGATAACGCTCATCGGCATGTAATCGGTGCGGTTGGCGTTCCACTCGGCACGGCAGATCAGGCGGTCATGTTCCAGATCGAATACCCAGATGTGTTCGGCGTTGTTGAGGTCGTAGGCCACAGCCACGTCTTCGCCGTGCCACTCGGTCAGCTCTTGGCTGAAATAGATGTTGTTGAACACTCGAATCTCGCCACGCAGCGCCTTGCGGATCACGCGCGGGCGGAAGATCTGAGCCGCTTCATCGCCGGTCAGTGTCATCGGTACCCACCCGTTATCCAGGTGCTGCTGCCACACTTCGTTCGGTGAGGCATGACGGCGTTTGCCGCTGGCATCCGTCAGCTTCGGCAGGCTGGAATGGGGCCGGTCGTTGTACCAGTCCATGCGAGCGTGTACCCAGTCCATGAAGTCTTCCCAAGGCATCAGGGTCTGACGACCACCTTTCATGGCTTGGCGACTCAGTTTGAACTGCTGGTGGCGGGCTTCCCGGTCCATGTCGGCTCCCATGTAACCGGCCAGACTCTTGGCGCCGTCGACCCACAACGTCTGGTGGATGCGTTCAATCGCACCGCGAGCCTGCGAGTTGTAGGGCAGCGAGTGGGTCATGGTGCTACCCAGACGTGCCATCACGCCGACTGCTTCATCCTTCAGCATGGCGTTGCAGTAACCGGAGCCGTTATCGACATAGATCACCGCCGGTACCGCTTTGCCGCAGGAGTCGATCAAGGCATCCAGTACCGCTATGCCGCTCTCGGCCAGCGCGACCGATACGCCCACAGCCTTGCGGGTTGCGATATCGATCCAGGTGGTGACCTCTGGCCGGAAAGGACGGCCATGCAGGGGGTGCTGCACCTCGGCATCGAAGGTGTGACCGTCTGCGCTGTAAATGTCCCCCGGCAGTAGCTGACTGAAGTCACGGCGGACAAAGGGCATGACGTTCTTCAGCTCTCGGGCACCCATACGACCGTGCTGTTGGGCAACCCGCCCCATCTTGCCGATGAAACGGCGCACTGCATGAATGCTGGGTGCGTCCTCTTCGCTATCCCATTTCGATAGGAACTCACGATAGGCATGCTGTACCGACGGCTTTTCAGGCCGTTGCCAGCACATCAGGAAGTCATTGGCCCAGGGCGGTGGTGCCATGTCCTTTTCCCGCTTCTTGGGCGCCAGCTCTTTCACATCCTTGCCCAGGTAGCGCTTAAGGCTGCGAACGCTGGGGTATGGTGTGCCGTTGCTGCGGCCACGGCTGTCCTTTGCCATCTGCAGGGCTTTGTCCAGCACTGGGTTCAACGCCTGCAGCTGGCCGGTTTCGGCCTGTGTCAAAAGAGTCGTGAGCGCGGCCGTTTGGGTAACACCTTGGCTGCACATCTCATTGATGGCGTTGATGATGGTGGCGCGGGCATCAGCAGCAGCACGCTGGCGGTGCGTCATCGGTACGTTCGATAGCGTTGCGGTCACAGGTGCCAGCTGGCGTGGCGACTCGCAGATACGCGTTAACATCTCGCCTGCAATCTGAGCCTCTAACGCCTTGCGCGCTTCATAGGGCAGGTTGCTGATGTGGTATTCATAGCCGCCGCCCTGCCCCATCCGCTGTTGAGCTTCCCAGTTCTCACGCTTGGCCAACTTGCTCAAGCCCTGAACTGTTGTTGGCAAGCCAGGCAGCTTGGCTACAGCAAGCCCTCTGAGGGTGAAGTACATCTTCATGCATCACCTCCCAGAAGCTCCGGCTGACGGAATTTTTCAACGTTACCGCGCTGATGTGCGAGGTCTTCAATCAAAGCCGTCAGGGCTGAAATGGTCTGTCCAGCTTCCACCTCGCCTTCATAGAACTTAAACAGCTCATTGATGGCTGTATTCGCAGCGACGTTCAGCTCATTGAGTTCACGGTGCTCCGGCTTTCGCCCCAGTGGCATTCTCACCAGCAGGTGTTCGTCACTGTGGGCCAAATAACGCGTTACGTAGTTGATTCCACATGCATGCTCAAACGCACGAATCTGAACTGCAGGCATGCGTCCGGTCGCCAACCACTTGTACAAGGTGTTGTGGCTGGCCTCTCCCATCAGTTCGGCGAGCTGCTCTACTGAGCGATTCAGCACATGCTGGGCATGATGGACACACAGCTCCATCGCATGAGTCAT